ATGTGCTACGAAACATCTTCAACAAAAATGAAGGAAGCAATGGAAGATTATGCCCGTGCCGATTTTGCTTTACCACATAAATATCAACCATATTTTCATAAGACTGGTTTCGGTCATCCCAATCTACAAATACTAAAAATGGATGAACCAGATATAATTTACCCTGCAAGTTGGGGATTGGTTCCAGAATGGGGAATGAAAGATATTGATGTATTCAGAAAAAAATACAATACGCTTAATACCAAATCAGAAACACTATTTAGTGGGTTATCTAAAGGTTCAGCAATTGATAAAAGATGTTTAATTCTTGCAGATGGTTTTTTTGAACCACACAAAGAAAATGGTGTTAGCATTCCTTACTTCTGCCATATACCAACTAATAATTATAAAGATGGTCGTGATATATTTTGCTTTGCAGGTATTTACAGTGAAGTTGAAGAATACTCTGAAAGCTATACTTGTTCCATCTTAACAATGGAAGCAAATGATTTCTTTGCAGAAGTTCATAATGTAAAAAAAAGAATGCCATTAGTATTAGATGATGAACTATTTAGTGAATGGTTTAACGATGGTTTGAAAGAAGATAATGTAATGGAACTAATGAAGCACGGTTTCACCTCTAAAACGTTTAATGCGTACCCCGTAAGCCGTAATTTATACAAAAGGGGTATTGATACTAACAATGAAAACATATTACAACCTGCGGATAAAGAAACCCTATTTTAAATGACACTCTACGAATTCAATATGTTACCGAATAAAGAAAAAGAAACGGTTGTTTTTGAACAGTCTGAATTTTTATGTGTTCAAACCATCGATAATGAAAAGCATAGTTTATATGCAAAAGATAAATTCTTTATTGAAGCGATTTGCTATGCTGATAGTTTGATTGTTAAAGAAATAAATTCTTTTAAATCTGGTTACTTAATCGATAAGTATTCAGGTTATATTTCCAGTATTTTATATTGATTTAGTTGTTGAAAAGTTGGTCAAGATTTTTAATTTTCCAAGTTTATTATCTTCTTAAAGATAAGATTATATAGACCAAAACAATTATATATATAATTTGTTTTTTCTTAAAGAATTAATACGATAGACAAATTAATCTTCAATTTCTAATTCCTTCCTTTTTTCTTTATAAATATTATTCAATAATTCTTTTTTACTCAATCCAAAAGAAGTATTGACAATCTCAAAAATATCCCTGGCAGAATATGTATTTGTAAGAGAAATTAGAAGAGCTTCATCAAATCTCCTAATGTCTTTTATCTTAAAGAAATTTTCAATTGCCTCGTCACTTTTATCGTAAAAAATAGACATAGAATTAAAATAATTATCACTAAGCTCATCCAATGTGTCTGAATCATTTATTTTTTTTATTATATCTTCAATAATATCTTTTGTAGATTCATCCAAATAGGTAAAAATTTCTTTTAGAGTATATGTCATAAAAAATTATTTAAACATTAAATATAAATTACACTATTAATGATGTTCCTTTAACTAGTTATATAATAGAAATGTAACAAAATTTCAGTAAAACTAGAAAAACCTTGCGACTTGGTGGGATAGGGTCTTAAATAGTTATTCACATTATATTTTAAAAAGATGCAGAACTTTCAATTGTCTGTACCCTATTTGATACTGTTGAAATTTCATCTACCCCTACTCTAGGTGCAGGTAAACTCATATTTGCTTCTGCTACTTTTGAAGCCAATAAATCATAATCTAATAATTGGGTAGGTGAATTATTTGTACTTCCGAGTATACCACCATCGGCAAATTTCCTACCACCCCCTGCTTCATTTAATTGACTTAAAATAGGTGCAAACATTCTGGTTGACCTTTTATTAATTATAGCTTCACCACCTTCTAATTCACCGTAGGGTGTTCTTATACCACCTCTTGCGTGTGATGCTCCTACTAAGATACCACCATCAGCATACTTAGTATTTGTACTTGTAATCTTTGCTACATTAGATAAACCACTTGCAACTGCTAAACCTGCTGCTGCAATACCAAGAACAGGCCCCACAATTGGAATACCTGCTAATGCACTATAAGCTGCGGTTGCTGCCTTATAAGTATTGATAGTTGTTTCTGCAATTGCTGCTGCCTTACTTACAGCAGTTTCTTCACCAAATAATCCTTTTATTTGCCCTAACACACCTGCATAAGCATCTAACTTAGCTTGTCCTACAGCTTGGTCTAGTTGTTTTTTACGTTGTGCATATTTCTGATTAATTAAATCAACATCAGCACCCGTTTTTTCAGCATTAGTAACTTCCTGTAATCTGTCTTCTTCTAATCTTTCATAAGCCCTTTCAATTTCATCTCCCCTTCTTTCATCATCAATTGCACGCTTATTTTCAAAGTCAATTAATTCTTGTTCTTTCCTTGCTTCTTCTCTTTCTAATTCAGCTTCTTCATTAGCAATTCTGTTTTCTTCATTAATAGCATTAATTGCTGAATTATATTCAGTTTGATTTATTATACCTTCATCGAATTGAAGCTTTGCAAATTCCCTTTGCTTTTCTGCAATGGCATCAAGTCTTTCCTGTTCAATTCTAAGTGATTCATCAGAAAAGAATTTTTCTGTATCAATCTTTCTTTCAGTATTTTGTAGATATTGTTGAAGTTCAAATTCTGCATTCTCAACCGCTATTTCTGCATTACGTTTAAGTAACTCATTTTTGATATTGAGTAATTCAGCATCATATTCAGCTTGAAGTATATTTTTGTTCTTTAATTCAGCATCAAGAATTTCAATAGATTTATTAGCTACTTCTTCTTCTATTTTTAATTGTTCCTTTAAAGTCTTTGCTCTAATACCTTGTTGAGCAATGAATAAATCCAATTCTGCTTTTTGTCTTTCAATAGCTTTGTTTGCTATCTCCTTTGCTTTTTCATTAGCTTCTTTTTGTAAACTAACTCTATTGGTAAGTTGTTCAGATTCTTGTCCGGTAATACGTTCTTGAATATCTGCAATGGTTGTAAGTGCCTCAGCTTGGGCATCCAAAGTTTCTCTTGTTTCACCTTCGGCTTTAATTCTAAGATTTGCAACTATTAAGGCTTGGTTAGCTATTTCTAATTCTTTAGCTAATTGTAATTGTAGAACCTTACCCAATTCATCATTGGCTTGTATTCTTTCACGTATTGAAAGGTTTTCATTGTCACGTTGTTGTCTGAGCAACTCAGCCGAACGTTGTGCATCGAGCATTACCTTCTGCGCTTCACGTTGGTTTTTGGTAAGTTCTGCTTGTGCATCTGCTAATTCTTTTGCATTAGCAGAACCTTCTTTTAATGCTTCATTGAAATCACGTACATTTTTTGCAGCTTCTTCAAACCCTAAGAAATCAAGAAAACTTGCAAAAGCATCCTGTGCTTCATAAACTGCTTTTTCAGCCAATTCTAGCCCTTTTACAATACCATCAATAAGAAAGTCACCTACTGGTTCAAGTATCTTTAAAACTGCGTTCATAATACCTTCAAATGCACTAAATGCTTTTTTGATTTTATTGGTAGATTCTTCACTTCTATTCATTGCATTCTTAACAAGTAAGAAAACAGCAACCAATGCTGTTATAACAGCACCAACTGGTGTAGCAATAAATGCTAAGGATGCTTTGGTTAATCCAACAAAACCTTGTGCCATACCTGCAAGGCTACCTTTCAATAGGTTACCTACTCCACCTGCATCTTTAGCCCTTTGGGTAAATCCTTCGATACCACCATTAAAAACATTCATCTCTTGGAATGCATCCTTGATGCCATCCTTATAGTTACCAATGGCAATCTTTTGTTGTTCTAATGCGGAAGCATTTTGTTCTATATAATCATTGTTTGCATCAATCTTAGAATTGATTTCATCTAATGTTTGCGCACCCTCAACCGTTTCCGTATTGACTTGACCTCGTATTTTTCTCAATTCTTTATTGTTGGAAGAAGCTTGGTCAAGTGAAAGGATTTCTTTCTTGATTTCAGAAGTTAGTTTTTGACTAGCTTGTGTAGTGGTCTGTAATACCTTTGATTGTTTAGAGTATTCAGATTTTAAGTTTTTAAGTGCAACTTCATTCTGTACAAAAGTTTCAGAATTGGTGTCACCGGCTTGTTTTAATTCCTTCTGTTTTTTGGTAAGGTCATCGATTTCCTTTTTAGTATCAGAAATTGATTTTAATAATTTTTTGTTGTCTATTGCTATTTCAGCAATTTTAATAGTTTCAGGCATTTCTACATAGGCGTATTATTTATATGTTATTAAATGGTTGATTGATTTCCACCATTTCAACCTTGGTTTTGTTTGCGGTTACTTTTACAGAATTTAAGTAGTAATACTTTCCCGTTTGCTTTAAATATTTTAATCTGAAAAAATCAAGATTGTATAAATCCATTCTTGAAAGATTAGCATTGAATGTTAGTATCTTGCTTGTATCAAGTAGTTTATTAAATTCGCTGTAGTAGTTATTTATAAAGTATTGATATCCAATATTAACATAACTCATATAAGGTATATCACCGCTATGAACATAATTCTGTCCATTCTCATATAGTTTGAATTGTGTTGATTGGTTATATTTTCTTAATCTGAATAGTCCTATTTGGGTTTCTCTTGGTGTTACTGTAATGGAACCACCATTATCATTTTCTTCCCAAATAGGTATTAAGGCAACTGGAACATTAAACCTTTTATAAGGTCTTGGTTTCATTTCAAATATTGATGTGAACAAAGTTTTTTCAAATTGGAAATGTTCATTATCAACTTCCATAGTACCATCGAAATAAAAATTTTCCCTGTACGCTTCATCATATTTATACTTCATAAAATTGTTGATTCCATAACCTTTCAAATCATATTCTTCATTTGTCTGGTCAATAATTTTAGAAGTCCAATCCTCAGCAGTATTATGACTTTGTAACAATTCTTCCATTGTTATGAAGGTCAATTGATTTTCTGATGTTTTGGTAAGTATCATACCAAAGTGTTGCATTATGTCTTTTATGATTTTGTCTTGTGCAACATCTTGATATAAATTATTCAGGTCAACTATCTGTCCACCTGTTTGCTGTGAAAATGTAAGTGAATTGGAATTGGTGAATTCTAGTACATAGGTTGTATCAAATGCTAATTCCGATGTAGCATCAATAAATCCATAGATAGTATCACCATCAAGAACTTGAATAAATATTTCATTTTCATCCGTATTACTTCCTGTTTGGTCAAACGTAATTTGTTTGATATAGGTGTTATTTTTCCAAATTTCAACCCTAACAGTACCTGCCGTAATTCCCACTATATTTTGAATATCTATCTTAATACTTCCATCAAAATTTACAGTTATTGTATTAGGGTCAGTTATGGTGAATCCACTTACAGGTGTAGTATCATATTCCCACTCTAAATCGTAATGGTATGTAGTTTCTTGTTGCTCTTCAATATATACAGCAATTGGTTCAGATTCTATTGTTGCTAATTCTGTTAACACGGCACTTTCATCTTCCACTACATAGCCGTTTGTAGGACTTAATAATAAATCTTTATAATCTGGTGAATTGAAAATAGCACCAGAATAACTAAAACCTGCATCGGTTAATATTTTATCAAATACAGTATGTGCAAATAATGCAGGTGCTTGGTATTCTATTCTATAAATATCATCTGGGCTATAAGCACCATAATCCGCTAATGCGTAGATATAACCTTCAGTATTTGTGAAGCTATCTAAATAATCTGGAATATTTATATAGTGGTTGTATTCAATTAAATTTAGGTCAGATAAAGTTTTATTCTTTAACCTTTCGGACAGGTCAATAACTCCATCGAATAAGACTATTTTAAATGAATCTTCTGTTGTATCTGTTACTTGAATATATCCTTCACGGATTAACGGAATCGTATTTTGTGTATAGGTACATTTTACCCTCTTGTATGGTATTCTACTTGTATTACCAACAACACCCAAGTAATCCAATGCTTTAGTATTCTTAGCTGTTCTGGGAACTGAAATAGTATTAGAATAATAACTATTTCTAGTACTTATATCATTGATATTGTTAAGTTGAAGGTTAAGGTTTATTTTTTCATTTTCGTATAAATCAAGTTCCTTTCCATTTACTGTAATTTTTTCAACCATTATAATGTTGGGGTTAATAGCTTCGGTAAATCAAGTGTTACCGTTATTTTATTCTTGCTGGATTTGTTATTGGTTTCATAACTACCAGATAATTCAACATCAATCCATTCACCTTCAATAAATGGCTCGTTTTGTGACCACATTTGTACTGATGGTGATGTAAAAAGATTCTTTAAAAAGTAAGATTCATTTTCATCTACGTTAGCATTAATTACAAGGCTTTCATACCCTTCTTTACCAATTGGGGATGTCAAGTTCTTTAATTCATTTGCATTATTGAATTGATTATTGGAAATCAGTTTTAGTTGGTTTGATTTAATATTATTCTTATAGAATTCATCAAATAGGAAATAGGAATATCCACCTTGATTATTGAACCATTTAAGATATACACCACATTTTGATGATATTTTTTTTAGATTAACATTAGATGTTACAAATGTTCCTAGACCAGATTTAGCCCTAATTTCTAATCTATTTAGAATATCATTTAAAGGTAAGAATCCTTGTGTAGTCCAATTGGAAGTTCCAGTATCAACATATAATCTAAAAGTATTAAGTTCAGATGTTGATATGGTATCTGATATAAATCCTGTATTATTATTTTTAATTGAAATATCTATATTATTTGACACCCTCATCATATCCATTGCAAATGGATAACCCTCGAAATACGTAATGTTATAATCAAATTTATTTTTTGATGGGTTACATATTCTTGAAGTATTGAAATTATATCCTTCACCAACTTGCACCACATATTTGAAAAAGTTGTAAGTCTTAATCACGGATTCATTAGTTATATTACTATAAACCCTTATGGTTAATTCTTGTGATAAATATGAACCATCGATGGTTTCACCAAAAGTATTTATATTTTGATTTGAAGGTGTTTCACTCCATTGGTCAACAAATCCGTTTTGGGTTAGTTTTTCACTAATAATTTCCTTTAAATTAAATTGATATACACCATCCTTATTTGGATAAATTTCAAAGTAATCTCCTATAACCAATAAGTTTTCATTCAAAGTAATAGTAGCCCTATTATTATTTGCTAATGTTGAAGTGAATTCAATATAGCTTTCATTGAAAACTGGATATACTCCTGTAGGTTGTTTAGTAAATGATATTGCCATTATTATATATTTTTTGTTAGAATTTTTAAACTGGTTGTCAACTCATTCACAAACAAATTCACATTAAATTCTGAAACCTTATTTATTACTTCCTCAATCCTTCTAGGTGTAATTATCTTTTCATATACCTTTAAATGGTATTCTTTGTTGGTACCATCTTTTGCTATCTTTTTTGCAATAGCCCAAGCCAATGATGTTACTGTTATATTATCCTTGATTGGTTGAATACCCTTTTGTGTTATCCATTGCTTTATATTCTCAATTGGTGGCATCTTCCCTGCCCTTCTACCTGCCAAATAAAAGTGACCTTCTAATATTGCCCTATTATCTGAATAAGTGGCTTTTAAGCCCTGTTCAAACTGCCCAGACGTTCTTTTACCACTATTGTTATATAACAACCTAATATCATCTAAAATGGCTTCAATTTCCTGTTTGATGATATCATTACTGTTCATCTAATTTGTAGGTTACTAAAATCCCATCTAGGTTATAATCGAATACATTGATAACTTCTACTTCACGCCAATTTGTTATACTTATATCTGTATTACATCTTACATAATCCTTGATATTATTTAGGGCTGTAGTAGCTAATGGCTTGATATGGGTTTGATACTTGTAATCATAGTTTTCTTCATCAATATCACTGGACACCAAGCACATAAAAGAACCTTCATAACTAGTTGAAATTGGTTCATTAAATTCATCAAAAACTGTATCAATCTGAACCGGGTCTAAAAAAATATGAGGTACGCCAATTTGTTCAGCTTCATCAAATAGATTTGCATAGTCTTTTCTTGCGTATTGGAATACCCAATTATTAATAGTTGCTATGGTTTTTAATACATCGTACATTCGTTTTAAGTTGTTTTAATCGCATTCATTTCATCTTGAAGTGCTTTCTTTTCCTTTTCCATTAGAAGCTTCGTAAAAACCTCTGAATATGGTAAATTCATTATTTTATTATATTTTAATATATCCCCTTCCGCTAGTGCATCTAAAGTGTTGTAAATCGCATATTTTTGCATACGCTCACTTCCGTTAACAGCTTCCCATTTGATATTAGTAATTTCTGTTGTTAAGCTATTTTGTTCCGCATTAGATATTTTTTCAATCTGTTCTTTTACGCTGTTATACAATCCAAAGAACTTGACAATTGGCATTTTTAAGATTTCCTTTTTTTTACATTTCTGAACAATTGAGATAATTTTTATTATTGCTTTATCATCATTGCTGTTTAAATTCTGTTTGATGAATTCAACTTGTTTCAATTTTAAATGGAATACTTTCTTTTTGGTGAAGACGGGTGCTGTGAATTGTAATACATTCATATACTCTGCAATCAATTCCCTGTCTTTTGTAAGAAAGTCTTTTAACCTATAATTCTTAATCGTTTCCATTTAGCTGACCCATCTTAAACTATTGTAATTGTTATTCCTACTCGATAATCTTTCCATTGCAAAATATCTAACAGCATCTAAGCCGTGATTATGTTTATCAATCGGTGTATTTAATTTTTCACCATTTTTATCTTTCTCCCAAGTGTAATTATTCAATTCAGAAATAATATTTTCACTTCTTTTGGTAACAAATAGATTGTAACCCTGTAGAATTGAAATACCGTCCAAAATTGAACCTGCACCTTTTTTTACAGCTTTTGCAGGTATTCTATTATTTCTTAATTCTGCAATAATTTCAGGTCTGGCACTATCAGCAATAATTATATTTTGACTTAATTCGACATCCTGAAGAATGTGTTTTACTATTTGGGTATTTAACAATCCACTTTTGTAAAGTGATTCATCAATTATTAAATCTTTTTCACCTCTTAGGTAGATTTTGGAAATTGCACTTGGGTCATTAAAACCAAAATCCAGACCTGCTCCCAAATATTTGCAGTTGTCAGGTATTTCATCAATTACTGTATAATCATATATACAACCTTCTACCTGCCCTTCTTCACCATACACATATACATCAACAAAATTTTGCCAATAAGAACTACCATTTTGAGCCTTTATAATTGCATTTTGATATTCTTGTATTACAGCTTTAGATAAAAATTCATTATCCAAATAAGTAAGTTTTACAAAGTTGGATTTATCGGGTTTTATATATTCCCTAATGAAACCTAAGTGACTAGGGTTATAATCAAGAAATATAAATTCCTTTGTTCTAATAGATAGCTGTGTGAATGCTTCCCTATTAATATTATTCGCTTCATTAACAAATAATATATCCCTTCTAGCACCTCTTAATTTTGCACCATCTTCAACACCAAACCATTCAATTGTACAGCCGTTTAATTTGTAACTATTGTTTGTTTTATTGTGGTGTTTTTCATCATATAGGTTATTATCTTGAAGAATATCTATTAAGTCTTTTGCAACACCTCTTCTAAGGTGTGGGAATGACTCTGAAACAATTGATATTGTTAATGGTCTTTTCGCTTTAGTACAAAGAATTATTAAGTATTGTAGAATGGAATAGGTTTTTGAAGAACCCCCGGCACCCTGAACAATTCTAGTTCTATCTTTTAATTTTGCAATCTTATTAAATGCCGTTGTTAGCTTCACTTATACCATCATCTTTATCTTTTTTCGTTATTAATAGTTGTTCTTTTTCTTCTTCTAATTCATCATAATCGATGTCTATTGCATCAATCAATTTTGCATCAGCACCTTCAATTTGAAGTGTGATATTTCCGTTCCCTATTTGCAGATTTTGTTTTAACTGTAAGTGTGAATTTTTTCTTTCTAAAGCCCACAAATACGGATATGCGTTTTTCTTTTCATCATCAAAAGCTTTAGCAGTTAAATTCATTTTTTGTAATACCCTACCAACATTTAGAATGTTTAAAAACTCTTCTTTTTCTTCATCTGAAAGAGATTGGTTACTACTTATACTTCTAGGGTTTGATTGATTTGGACTTTTAAGAAACTCAAAGTAACTCATCGAGATTCTAAGTTCTGGAGTTAGTTTAGAGTTAACTAGGTAGAAAATATCTCTATCAGATAATAATGTTGTATTCTCATCTTCAAGAACTTCTTTCATCTTGTACATAAAAACTTTTGCCTTTTCCCCTTTTTGAAATTTTGGTTCTTTATTTGCCACTTTTTTAGTTAATATTCTCTGTTATTTGAAATAAAGAAAAGCTTCTTCATTTCTTCTTCTCACCAATCCCTTCAATCTTTTTCCACCTGCATTAACCCATTTTTTAAATTCATTTTTAATTGATGGGTCATTTGGATTAACATTTACTTTTTTAAGTAAAGTTGAAGTAGATAATGCTGTTACCCCTAAGTTGTAAGCGAATGAAACCAATGCATCAAATTGATTTTGATTTATTGAAGATTTAACCAATCTGTTAACACCTTTTTCAAAGGATGCAACAATAATCAATAGTAGTTCTTCTGCTCTTTGTTTTGTGATTGGTGGGTCATTTAGTGTGACCTTATTTCCGTTTGGGTAGTATGTATTACCGTAACCTATTGTAGGTACATTAGCACTACATAAGTATGGATGGTTTCTAAATCCTTCGTATTTTTTAATTAGGTCTAAACCCTCTTTTGAAATTTTCAATTCTCATAATCTTTTTCTTCAATGTTATTAATCGGTCAATTTTAAACCTAACCACTTCACTTTATCTGTAAGTCCAGACCATACTTGCAACTTGTGTAAACCAATATCTAAAACACCCATTGAAGTATTTAAAGAAGTCATAGTATTATCAACACCATTTACCTTTACATAGGCATCTTCCAAATTACCTGTACCAAATGCGTTTAGATTGTATTGTTTTTTTGAGGTATTGAATACAAGAAAATCTTGTAACAATTCATCATCTGAATTATCCTTGATGTAGTTAGCTTTGATTTTAAAACCATTATCGAATGTGTCCAACAATGATACATCCAAATAGCTAACTGTACTCTTAATACCCTGTGTGGAAAAATCTAAAATCTCACCACCTTCACTCCATATAACCCTAGGGCAGAAATGAGAAAACAATAACTCCGCTGTGAATTTGTGTCCGGCATCACCGAAATGAATAATATTTTCCCCTAGACCGAAGATTTGATTTTTTAATGGTATCAATGAATTAGACATCAAATTGGTTGACATATCGTGAACATCAACTAATTCTAACCCCCATTTATCAGCTAATTCTTTTTTAATTCTATTACTGACAGTTACAACGTGTTCAGAATCTTTACCAACCGCAACTGAATTAAAGGGTTGTATAACTGGTTGTGAGGTCATAAGAAAAGGTTGAATATCATTATCAAGACACCATTTAATTATCCCTTCAATTCTATCATAAAATAGTTCAGACATAAATTTGTAATCGTTAGTCCTATCATTGATACCGTGACTAATACCAACCATCTTAACATCACTATAATCACCACCAAAGATTGTTTCAATATTGGTTAACGCCCAACCACTATTTCTACCACTAAAACCTGCGTTGTATATTCTTAAAATGTCATTACCAGTTTCTTCACGTAATAAATTTTGAAGTACTGAACAGTAACTGTTTGGTGAGGTTAAAAAATCATCATAATATTCTGGTTCAGCAGGTCTATATGTATGGTCAGTTGTATCATTACCGTTTGTGGTGCTATCACCTAATATTGCAACTGGAAATTTTTGTCCATCCAACCAATGATAATAAGCATCTACAAGGTTGTATTTCCTTTTGGTGATTTCAGTTAAATCTTGCTTAGTCTGATTTATAAATTGATTTTTGAAAAAGAATTTATAAGGTTGTGGAAATGGTGTTGTTGCTACGCTACCTTCATTTAATTGGAATCTATAACTTACTGCTGCGGAAAGGTTAAATCTCAACCAGTGGCAATTACTAGGAGTTGTAAAAGTTAGGTTTTGACCTACAGACAACCAATTTCTATTTTCATCATAGAATAATACCCTGCTCATTTCCCCTGCGGAATATTCAGTTAATGGTTGACACGGTATAAAATATGTACAATCTAAAGATGCATTAGTTAACAATGTGACACCATCATTTAAGTTTATAGAAGTACCACTAATTAGTGTTCCATCGTGCATATTTAAGAATCCAACATCCTTGAATTGCCAAGGTTGTACTGCATCCTTATTGATTGCTTCAGTATTTACTGATAAGTCATTCAAACTTTCAGCATTAACTGTATTTGCTTTTAATTCTCTTTTATATGGTTCATAAGTTGTGGTACCACTACCAACTTCAAATTGTGCTGAATCTAAATTAGAATCATCTACACTTAGGACTGCATATACAGAATTAGCAGGACTAGTTATAACTGATGCAGGGCTAAAATGCTCTAAGTGTACACCCAAGAAATCATAAAAACTTACTTTCCTAACATCGGTACAAGCATAAGTCGTATTTGCAGAAACAATTATTCTTTCAGTTACATTTCTTGTAGCATTACTAAAAAATGTACCATCATTTGAAAGTCCCTTTCCATCGATAATAAATTCCTTATCAAATAAGTTTTTTCCAACTTTATTCAATAAATCAAAATCCTTTTTAAACTTGTATAACCCACCAGATTCAATTAGTCTCGTACTATCCTTTATAATATTATCTGTAGTTTGAATAGAGATTGGAACAACAACTAAATCAAAAGAACCATTCTGTTTTGTGATATAATGAATACCGTTATTTAAGTTTACTACAATTCCACCTGCATTACTATATGTACCATTTGCTGATGCTAAATAATACCCATCGCTTGGTAAAGTATCAGTACTATCAATTGCCCCTTGGAAACCGCTTTGTAATCCTTCCAATTGGCTTAAAACATCATCTATTATTGCAGGTAAATCTGGATTAGTAATTGAATTTACCAATGCTGTTAAAAGTTCATCTTGATTATTGTAGGTTTGACCATTTAATGAAACTTCATCATATCTAGTACTACCTAAAATTTGTTGTTTGGTGTCATATTTGTTATAAATAGCAATATTTTCCAATCCCAATTTTAAGGGTTGAAAAATCTTTGCATAGGTTGTATTATTTAGGCTGAAAGTGTTGTCACCTGTTGAATTTATTATTACTGCCATTCATATTCTTTAATTCTTATGTTATTTTACATCTAATAGGGAAATCAGTCTAGTTCTAGCGTTTTCCATTAGATTTGAAACCCTTTCAACACCTTCTATATCAACACCATATTCTTCATCAAAACTCATTGAAATGTAGTAGGTTGCTGTGGTTCCCGTTTTAATCCACATTCCATACATTGATTTTGTACCAATGGAGTTCATATAGATTTTAGTTTTCCCTTCATAAATGGATGGATATTTTTTTACAGCATTAACATAGAATGGTTTTCCCTTTCTTCTAAGCATTTCGTAGGCATAATCAGCCACTCCATCATAAAGTTCTCTGTTTTCCCAATCCTTCTTCAAGTCAACACCCCTAATATTATCTGTTGTATATAGAACTGAAACTTTTGCTTCGCCACCGGTACGAGGTGTTCCCCCACCATTATGAATTGAAAAAATGGTTATATGTGTTGAAGTAGTAATTCTTCTTTCCAAATAAGCCATTAAATCAACAATCTGGTTGTTTTTAAAAATGAATAATTCAGCTTCCACTCTCTTTTTTTCATCGTTAATGGAATCCAACCTTCTATTAACTTCCTTTTCCACATCTATTTCTCGTTCAATCCTTTTTTCCTTACGCTCATCAGATTTATTTATGTAATCAAAAACTGTAGGTGCTATGAAATATCCAAATAGAAATATGCTTGCTAGAATCGCAATTATGAATGCTTGTTTTCTTGTTATTTTTCTAAATACTTCAATGATTGAACTATTGTAATCCATTTAAAATTTGGGGTTGTATTCTTTGTTATTTTATCACAGAAAATCTTTGTGAATTTGTGTTGATGTTTGGGTTGTTTCCCTGTTTATATCTAGGGAATTGGGTTCTGTTTGATTTCAAAAATTTGTCTACCATTTGAAACTTTATACTAGCATCTATTTGTGCTTGCTTTGAAATATCTTTTAATAGGTTCCTATCAACTGGTGAACTGTCTTGACCAAATTTTTGTGTTGCTCCAAATGGTGTAAAATTGGTATTAACTAGATAGACATACCTTGAATAAACAAGGTCGCTTAAAACGCTTCTTATACCCTCTTGATGATAGTCTTGGTTATCTATTGTGAAGGTTGAACCACTCATTAAATCATTAAAATCTGTTTCTTCTGAATTCTCAATCACTTCAAATAAGAAATCACCTAATACATCATATAAATCTATATTTTGTGATAGTTTGATGCACTCATTAATTTTATCTTTATCTAACTTACTACCTACGTCACGGTAGGTTGCAAACTGTTCAGGTGTTAGTATTAAATTCATTCTGAAATTGTTTGTTCCGGTGATGTTATTTGCTCTTGAAATGGTGAAATAATTTTTAACTCACCTTCAATTGGTTTATGAAAATTGGATAGTAATTTTTGAAACATTTCTTCAATCATATCTCGTTCTTCTTCCCTGCTTTCATACAGTTGTTTTTTAGCTTCTAGAAGCATTTCACCACTATTTCCAAATAATCCATCATTTGAACTATCAACAAGCACCACAGGCACCCCAAATGCCTTGCAGATATTCTTTTCGGCTTGGCTATCTGAATAAGCAAATAGTTCATCATTGTATTCACTTGTTAAATCAGATAATTTTATTTCATTATCTAAATTGTCAGAAACATTTGTACTTTCCATAAGAAGTACGGAACCACTGTTCTTTGTACCTTGTAGTTCGTTCAACTTATTATGAAATTGCCTTCTTTCATCATCGCTCGAAAATGGTTTAATAGTTAAAAGCTTAGTATTTGTGAAACCTCTTTCGCTAGAATTTGACCTAAAAAGTTGTGAATTATGTTCCAATAACGCTTCACTCATAACAGGGTTCAAATCTGGTAGTGAATAAATACTATTAGTGTCTTTTTGAAGATGTAAGATTTGACCTTTGTAACTTGTAATGCTACCTGCTTTTTCAATTTGAGATTGTATAACTGTTTGAATTGGGCTGTAACGGTCATAAATTCTGAATTCTTCTGGTTTTGGTCTATCTTCCCAATCTGCAACGATATATTTTCCGCTATATCCTAAATCATCTTGTTTACCAATTCTAACAGATTTACAGGGAATAACTTTAATAGATTTAATTTCTAAAAGTGCATTGTAACCTATGTGAATAAAAAGGTTGTTGTGCTTAGAGTATTCTCTTGAAGCAATACGTAAAACTTCATTCAATGTTTGACCATCAGAATTTACAATTACCTTCCCAATATCTCCGAAACTCTTACCGTATACTGCTTTACTTACTTTCTGAATACAAGTTGATGAAGTGACACTTAAATTGATAAGTGTTTCAATAAGGCTCGGAAATTTGTTATCAAGCCCCCAATTATAAACTTCAGTACGTTTATCGATTTTAACGTCAAGTATGGTATGTCTAACATCATTATAAATTTTCATTATTAAGGGTTAATATCTGGTCAACAAAATCTGCTTTAGAAGTTGCCTTTATTGATGGGTATTGCTCCCTTAAATCATTCATATTAGTATTTAAAAGCTTAGATTTTTTCTTGCAATCACTACAAGGTTTCTTTTCGGTTGAAACATTAAATTCATCACCAATAAGTTCTTTCCAATTCTCAGGATATTTTCCAAACAATTCAATTCTATTTGGATTAATCTTTAAAAATGCAATAGCCAATTCATCAGTCATTTTATCATTACTAATGGTTTGGGGATTATGCTTTTGAAGTTTATAAATTACAAATGGTTTCTTCAATTCAAATTGTGTCATATTATATATTTTCTTTAGTGTCAATACCATCTGCTGAAGGTCACTAGGGCAACTTTTGCAGACAGTTCTTCCAGTTTTTTCTTTGTAGTCTATCGCCAATAAATCAATATGATTTTTCAGCTTATGGTCTGGAAGATTTATTATTTCGTGTATCATAATTAATTGAAAATGGTGGGTTAAGTATTACCCCTTCCCACCTCTTTTCTTTAGTTAATTTGATTGATTATGCTTCTACAAACAAGCTATCAAATGATGCCTGAGTTGTAGCATAATCAGTTTCCAATAGTACTCTGTATAAGTATTCTTCAACCACCTGTTCAGGAGTTGCTAAAGTATATAAAGTAGAACCTGCATTTTCGTTAGTAGCATTGGTCATTTCAGAAAGTTCCATACCTTCAAATCCGTACATTTTGAATGCATCCTTATTATCAACACCTTTGTAGTTGGTCTTAACAACAACTGCATATTTTCCACCCTTTAATTCGGTTGCTCTTTCTGCATTTGCAGCACTAGAATTTGGTAATCTACAGATGAAACTGTGTCCAAATCCATCATAGTTTTCTGTGTCTTTATTAAATTGTGAAGAAACATTTCCTAAGTTTCTGTACCATTCCAACTTATATCCAGTAGAACCACTTTTAAGTGTTAATTCTGTAACAGTTGCACCGCTAGTAGTTGTTGATGTCCAATCAATATCTTCATAGTTGATTAGTACTGCTGTACCATCAGCTAAGAATGCTTTACCGGCATCAGCACAACCAAATAATATATCTTCGGTTAATTTTTTATTACAAGCCATTTATTTTATTTTTTATAGTATAGGAAGTGGTGGGTTTAGCACCACTTCCCTATTATTGTTATTATTAATTATCAGTTATTATGCTGATACTGTGAATTCAACTATTTCATCTGCATTGCTTATTGCAACACCTGCTTTAGCTTTCACTCTGATGTACATTTTATCAGTTGTTTGGTCATAGAATACTTCTGCAACATTTGATTCATTTTCTACATCTGAACCAACAATGAAAGAAGAACCTAATCCACTAAACATTCTGTCAGTACCATTTAATCCGTAAACTCTGATTAATTTACCTTGACCACCACCGATTGAGTAAACTCCATTGTCGTGTTCTGGTTTGTAGTGATATAAATTGTCAGCTTTTTCTTTTGCTATGTACATATCGAATACATCATCACCAACAAGTGTTACATAATCAGCACTTCTTTTAACTTTAGCAGGTGCAGATATTCTCATATCTTCTACTAAAGATTTTACATTTAAAGTAGTAATGGTAGATGCACTTGAAGTATTTCCATCAATTACGTTATTATCAGCATCTACTTTTACTATGAAACCATCAAATAAGTTGTGAGTTCCACCAGTAGAATTACCTTGCCAGTAGTTCATTTCTAATTGTTCTTGGATAGAAGCGATTGTAGTTTCAACCAACTTTTCTTCCCAAGTAAGTGTATCACCATTATTAGAACCGGGAGCCAATACCGTGTTAGGTAAAAGGTTTTCTAAATCGTCTTGACAGTAATCGTCAAATACTGTAAAAGGTTCTACTGAAAGTGTTATTTCGTTAAGGTTTGCTGAACCGCTAGGGTTAACACAGCTACCTTTTTGTAAGGTTGCATCCTTTGATAAGTGAGGTACTTTTGTACTCCCTTTCACATTTGTAATGTGCATTGCGAATTTTCCTGTATCACCACCTGCAAACAAAATGCTAGTTAATACTGCATTTTCCTTTGTGATGTATTCGCTAAAATTTGAAACATTGTAAGCCATTTTTTAGTTAGTATTTTTTTTCTATTATTTTCTAAGCGCACTTAAATAATTTGTTGTGCTTTTAGAATTGGTATTGTTATTCATATTCGTTGGAGCAATTGAAGTATCTTCACTTCCAACTAGCTTTTTAAGGCTATTTAATTCAGCTTTTACAGCCTTATTTTCTTCGGTAAACATTGCAGTAACCTTTGCAACTACACCGTCTGTAATTTGTTCTATTAAAGCTTCGGCATCGAATTCATCAGTAATTTCTTCTTCTACCTTGTCTTCAACTTCTGCTTCTTCAGTTTCTTCTTCTGATTCAGCTTTCTTGATTTCAATTAATTCACCTGCTTCAAAAACCCATACATCACCATTAATTGCTGTTCTTTCACCTTCGATTGGGTTGTTATCAGAATCCACAGCTTTACTTCCTGCTGTTTCACCATCTTTTACAGTAGGTGTATCATCTACATCCAATTCTGGAAAGTTTATTTCATCACCATTTGCATCTTGAACCATTAAATTTGTTGGTTCAGTTTCTTCAAATTGTTCAGTGAAAAAATCTTTGAATGCCTTGAAAAATGATTTCTCTTTTTTATTCATTTTGTCATTTTTATCTTCTTTGTTATTATCAAATTTTGCCACAGCTTTAAGTGGAACAAGAATTGAATTCACAATACCCATATCCATCGCTGTTCCGCTATCAATCCAAGTTTCCTGTTCTAGCAAAGCATAGATTGTTTTATCATCTAAATTGAAAAAGGGCGTATAGAATGCTGCTAATTCAGCTTCTAAATCCCTTAATGTTTTTGAATAATCTTCTATATTTTGAGCAGTACCACCAACTTGACCGCTAGGCAGGTGTATCATTATTTCTGCATCTTCATACATCTGTCTTGTATCACCTGCGAAAAAGATATATGATGCTATTGAAGCACACATTCCTTTTGCTATGGTAGTAGTTGAGATGTCTAATGATTTTATATAATTGTGTATAGATTTACCAACATTTACAAATCCCCCGTTACTGTCAATAATTATTTCGGCTTCGGTTGGATTGTCAAAAGATTTAAATTGGCGTACAACGTCGATTAATTCAACATCAACACCTATTTCACCAGTTATATAAATTGTAGCTTTATTGCTCATATACTACTATATCAGCAGTATTGAGCCTGTTTTGGTAGAATAGGACACTTGGTTGTCCTTAATAAAAAAAGCACCCCATTAAGAGTGCTTTATATCAATTAGTAGTCAACTAATTAATCTTCATAGATTGTCATTATCGCATCAGCTTCTTTTAAAAGAAAACAAGGTTTGTAAACCCATTCTGAAGAACCATTTTCTGAACTTGAAACAGGACAACTGATAAAATGTATATTTCCAAATTTACAATCACCTAAATCAAACAAGTAAGTTTTGTCTTCAAATTTTGATAGATAATATGCTCCTGTCGTATCATTAATATTTTCCCTTTTCTTCTGTTTGAGAATTTGGAATAATGAATTGAGTTTATCCAATTCAATCAATATACCATCACCATAATTAGATTTAGATTTGGTTCTGGTCTTAACCTCACATATTCCTTTTTTGGTGAGTGGGGATTTTGTGGTGCCGGATGAAAATTCAAAATCGTATCTGGAAAATCCTTCATTTTTGATTTCTGTAATTGTAATTTCTTCATTGATTAAATCAAAAAATTCTATCGTTTCTGTTTCGGTGTTAATGTGTTCTTCAAATGTCATTTTACTATCTTTTTATAATAAATAGTATTAGATTTGGGAAACGACTAAAAAATTTTCAATTATGACTAAAAAAGAATTTTTAAGTGAAAAAATGTGCTTTTTCGCTGGTTCAGAAAAAATTAAAAATATTGTTAATTTTAGAACCCGTGTAATAGACAAAAGAAATGGTAAAGTATTAGATGTTTTCCATCACCCACATTTTGAGGATGATTATTTAGGTGCTGAACCAGAAATTCAATATAGAATTGAGAATGAAGCAAGAAAAGAATTATTTAATCAAATAATTGTAGCATTTAAATTATCTCCAAATGCAATGAATGAAATAAATGAATATCATTCATTCAATCGTATTAATTAAAGGTAAATAATCATTTTACAAAAGTTTCACTTAGATACTTACCCAAAAACTCCAATACTTCCATATCATTTTTATTCTTGTTCTTAAATTGAATTAAGATTTCAAAATTGAAAAGTGAGCATTGTTTTATTTCAGTTGCATCTTCATAATCTTCAATCTGCACATCAATATTCAATTTATTAATCTGATTGAAATTAGACGTTATGTCACGCTCAATCATTCGTTCTAAGTTATCGCTATGTGCATACTTGGAAAAGAGTTTAACGCCCTTTAAATTACCTTTAAGGGTATACATATTTGTTTGCAGTTCATTACAAGTTATCATTTTGCTTTTTTATTTAATTTCTTGATTATTCTTTGGATTGTTTTTGGTGATACTCTGAATTCATTCGATAATAATTCATAACGTTCAGTTTTATTTCCTTCTAACTGATAGAATTTGTCATAGATTGATATTTGAGTTATCACCGAACTATCAAGTACTATCTTGTTTCTAATTAATTTTACAATGGTATTTAAGTTATCCGGTTGATTTAATAATTGATATACATTCATCTACTTTTTTAAAATTTTATAAATCGTTTTTTCACTCTTGATTAAGTGATAGGGTTGATAAACCTTTATTATTGTTGCTACGCTAACTCCTTCATTATAATATTTGTTCTGAATGAATTTTTCTACTTCAGATAAATTTTGATTGTGCTTGCTTATGTAATCATCAGTTTCAAGTTGGGAATCCAAATCCAATTCTGATTTAATCAAATCAATCTTTCTTTCTTCATTACCTTCTTCATCAATTACCAATTCATCAAGTGATGGTTGATTAAGTTGATTAGCTTCTAAGAAGTCAATACAGGTGTAATAAAGTCTTTTGTAGCTGTAAGTATTAATACTAGCTATATCGTTATTGAAACGCTTTAAAATTGCATCTAGTTGGATATAGCATTCATTAAACAAATCTTCACTGTATTGTTTGGGAAATTTGAATATTATCTTTTGGATTAATTTTGTCTTTTCTGTTTCGGTCACTATTCATTTGGTAACATTTGAAGGTTACTTATATATAAATAGTACCAAAAACCAAAAAGTTCAATAGTTGAAGAAATTATTTCCAATTTTTTTCAAAAGGACGGAATCCGTACAGCTACCTTTAAGAAGGCTCATTTTGATACTTCTAAGTATTTATAGTAGCTGAAGAATACAAATCGGCTCATTTTGATGTCTCTTAATTCTAAAAGTATCATTTTGATACCCTATTTATCAACTAAAAAAAACCAGGTTACTTGTTGATATACATATTTTTAATGCAGAAGTATCATTTTGATACGTTTAAGAAGGTTCATTTTGATACTTCTTAACTAACTAGATTATATCTAACTAGATTATAACTATAAAGAAATATATATAATAGTATTATTAATAGAAGAAACGTTTTTTGATAAATGAATTTTTGAGAATAATATTTTATATGAAAAACAATCTCCAACCATAATTCTATTTGATAATTATTTTAAATAAAATAAATCTTCAACTGATTTCTATTTTTAAATTTCATTTTAAATAAAATAAACACACCTTCAACCCTTCTTTGTTTAAAACCCCCAATTGCGCTCCACCCCCATTGGAAATAATTATTCAAATCCACTTGCAACTTGAGCTTTTATTTACTATTATCGCATTACACCTGTAAAATTGATTAAAAATAAAACATTTTAACATTTATTTAACAATTGTAAATCGTACTTTCTTAAAATGAAGACTATTTATATATGTAACATCACTCAGTTACAGGGGTTGAAGGTGGGGATTAGCTACCACCTTCTTCTACACCCCAACCAAGTAGAAATAATAAAATGTAGAATAAAAATTAACTATGAAAAACGAAAATATAATATTTCACAAAACATCACAATCATTGAGAAGAAGAACTGATTTAAACCCAACTCAAAAATTAATTATTGGTTACTTACTAAGCTTCCAAGAAAATATCAAAGTATGCCACCAAACCGCTGAAGAACTAAGTTTTGAACTTGGCATACCACTTTCAACTATGAAAAGAACCCTTGCCAATATGGAAAAAGTGGGGTTGATTAAAAGAGGTTCATTTAAAGAATTGGGATTAGAAAAGAATCAATACAAAAACAGAAAAGCTACAATGTATGTTGAAGGTGAAGTTAAACCAAAGGAAATTAATATAACTGAAGCTGTCCAACCGGAAGAAATTATTAATGAAGATTTATTGCCTTGGGATGAAGGTTATGTGAAAACCACAACATATACACCACCAACAAGATTGATGCACTCTGATGGCTTTCAAACAAATGATACAGCCGTATTAAGTTGCACTATCAATTCTAACATAAGCAACACCGAGATTGATGACAGAATTCTTAACCTTCCAATGAATCCAAATACTATTGGAACAATCAAAAAACATCTTATCAATGTTGGAGAAATGGATAAAGGGAAAGAATACTCTTTAACCGAAACAATAAATATTCTGGGAAACCTTAAAGCAATTATGAATTAATGAAAACAAAAAACTACGAAACAAAAATTATAGATAGAATAAACGCACTTGCAGAAAAGCAAAAAACAACAATGAATCTATTGAATAACATTTTAAATAATGACTATGAAAGAAATTGAATAATATAATTACCTACATCACCCAAAACTCCACCAAACTTTCAAAGGAAAAAGTAAACCTACTGATACAAGACAGGATAGCAAACAAAAATGAAATTGTTAAATCCCACCTTGCACTTGTTCTACACCTTGCAAAAAAATTTAGCTTCAATACTGGTTATTCTCTTGAAGATTGCGTTAGCTATGGTTTTGAAGGTCTTTTAAGAGCAGTTGACACCTACCAACAAAGGAAGTGTAAAACATCTTTCACCACCTTTGCAAGCTATCTAATAAGAAACGAAATGTATAAACTTAATGTCCAATCTAATGATAGGGATATTATTAGACAACCTACACAAAACAAAGACCAATACTTTGCATCCGCTACAACCTTTTCAACATTCTATTCAGATGATGATTACAACCCATTGGAAAGTTCAATAAGTTATAATTACAATCCAAAAGTTAATAATAATGAAGCTTTAATTAAACTAATTAGAGCCTGTTTAAAGAAAGAACGTCAAGCCAATATAGTTATCAATCATTTGGGGTTAAAAGATGGTGAAAAGATAAGCTTTGTGGTTATGGCTGAAAAGGAAGGAAAGACACATCAGGCAATTTCAAATATATTCCACACATCCATAAAGAAGCTTCAACAAAATCAAAGTTTTGTCCAGGCCTTGAAATTAATAACAGATAAATAAAGAACTATGATACATTGGCAAAACTTACAAAAGCACAATTTAAACTCCATAACCAAGCTGAAGAACTATTAGAAAAAGATACCCTTACTTGGAATGACAAATTATTCGTTTACGAAAACTGGAATGAATCAGCAACTTCAATAAATAGCCAAGCAGGGGCATTCTTCACACCTCTTGGATTAGCAGCAGACTTTTCACTAGAAATAATAGATAAATCAAATGTAATTGACCTATGCGCAGGGATTGGAATGTTATCATTCTATGCACACCACTACAAAAAATGTGATGTTACCTGTATAGAACTTAATCCTGAATACGTAAGAGTAGGTAGAAAACTACTTCCAGAAGCTAAGTGGATAAACGCAAGCATATTTGATTACAAAAACTTTGGACACTTTGACCAAGTAATATCTAACCCACCATTCGGAAAAATTAAAACAGGATTGGATGCCGATGTACTAAAGGATTTCAAATACAGGGGTAAAGAATTTGAATTTCTAACAATTGAAGTAGGTGAAAAGATTGCTGATTATGGAACGTTTTTAATACCACAAGGTAGCACACCATTTAAGTATTCTAATGATACAATGAAAGTAGGATTTTGTGATTTGAGAATGGAAAGTAAAGGATATAATCCTTATGGACAGGAACCAATGCAGAAGGTAAAGAAGTTCTTAAAGGAAACAGGATATGACCCTATCTTTAATGTTGGAATAGATACCGGATATTATAAGAAAGAATGGAAGGGTGTTAGCCCAACTTGCGAGGTTGTGAATTTTGATTGGAAAGGTCTTTGGTGGTAACTAAGCACTATCAATATCTTTCTTTGATGGAAGTTTAATTACTTTAGATTTATCATTTGGTGGCTTACCATTCAATAATCTTGAATTGTCTATAAAAATAGCATCTTCTCTATTCATAGAAAGTAATCTATATATCATCAAATGCTTTTCTATAATTCTAATGACAACGAGCGTCAAAAAACCAAACCAACCAATAATTATTGTTATTGGGTAAATTAAAATCCAAGGGTGTTCTTGTATAAATTCCATCGCAATAGGTGTTTAGACCAAAAGGTCATTAAGCAAAATTGTTAGCCTAAAATGGCTCTAAAAACTTGTTAGGTGGATAGAATGTTTAGTCCTAAAGTTTTCCTTTTGCGTTATCCCAATACGATATTTGCGTAGGTAAGTAATCCGAATAATTCAACAACAATTGTTATCATCGTCTATCCGTTACAAATTTAAAACTAATTTCTAAAACCTCAAAATTTTTAAGAACGTAAACTAATAATTTGCAATGTATTAAAGGTTATTATGAATTGATGTGACATGAAGTCACATCAATGAAATCAATGGTTTCTTAATTTTATATCTTGATAAACAAAACACTCATAATGAACATTCTTCAAGTATATGATATACCCCAAATAAAAAAAAGGACATCACTTTTTGAACTTGTATTTGCTAATCTATAAATGCACATTTTATTTAACCGTGACAAACATAAGTCAATCCTATAAAAGCTATGTGGACAGTACAAATAAATCATTTTAAACCCCTATAAGCATTGAGGGTATTAAATAATATTGGTTTTACACGACATACCACCTATCCCAGAAAAATGGTCTATAAACTCTAAATAAGTGGACATAACGTAAGCACATTTTATTCATACATATTATCACCAAACTTTTCATTTCGATGTCAACATTGTTTTATATTTTTCAATTTAACTCAGTCACGTAAATATTAATGATGACATTGTTACATTTTCTAAATTACCAAATCAACTAAATCTTGTTGGTCAACATTGTTGACTTCTTACTTCATAAACGCATAGAATCCATCTTGGTTCCACCTGCACCACAAAACAAACCCATCACTTCCTACGAACGTTCTCTAACAGTGTTAGTGGAACAGGGCTATAATCATTTGAAAAAAATTTAAGCACCTAATTGGTCATTCTGTGCAAATAGCGCAAGCCTTGCATTAATCCCTGCAACACTTTCAAAATTGATAATTTTAATTTTAAAAATTTTTCAAGAGTACTTAGTTGTCCATACTAATGTCTAGTAATGTCTGGTTGTTGCCACTTGATGAAGGTTTAACTGAACTATTTCAATAAAAAACCCCACATATTTCTATGCAGGGTCATTTAAAAGCGTTCTAAGAAACGTTCTATTTATTTTCCTTAACTATCTTCTTAACCTTCTGAACAGTTGCCAATGATACACCAGATAGCTTTGCAGTATTTCGTAATGATTGTTTTTGATTGAGATATTTTATAACTTCCTTATACTTACTCAAAAATTCTTTATCACTTTCAGTACTACCCTTTACCCTACCCTTATAAGTTCCAGAAGCTTTGGCAATAGCAATACCTTCCCGTTGCCTTTCTAACATTGTTTCACGTTCCATTTCACTAATGTTAGCCAATACACTAATAATTAATTTGAATGCTGGATTACTCTTATTCTTAACCCTAGATTCAATACCTAGATTATCTACCTTCACGGTAACATTCAATTTATCCAATGTTTGAAGTGTGGTTAATATATCTAATAGATTTCTACCCAACCTATCTACAGCATTAACACTCAAATAATCTATCTTAGAAGACTTTACAGCTTCAAATAACAAAGAACCTTGCTCACGTTCTTCAAATGGTATTGAACCGCTACAAACATCTATATATAGCTTTTCATCTGGATGGTTAGTTACTAACTGCCTTTCATATTTTTGGTCTGGCGTGGAAATTCTTACGTATCGTGATTTCATAATGTTTTATAATTTAAGGGGGCTGTTACACCCCCTTGGTTAGTTTCTAGTTATAATCGTCTATGCGTTCAATCACATTATCAATCGTTTCAGCTAATACATCACAATAGATGTTAGTTTGTGTTTCCTTTGTTGGATTGAAATGACTTGTAAAATAACGTACTGTATAGGTATCATCCCAAGCTAAGGTAATAAGTACCCAACCGTTTAAGTGATTACCATTAACACGCAATAACAAACCTTTGTTATCCATATTAACCTTTCTACTCAACCCCCAAGACATTGGAAGGATTGGATTGATTTTGAGCCATTGCCACGTTTCTTGTGGGTTGAACTCTCTTTCAGCATACACAGCAATAAAATCTGCATTGAATTTTAATTTACTCATAATGTAATTATTTAAATTGTTTGACATTACAAATCTAAGCAATTACAAATTACTGTGCTAATTTTAGGGTGGTTATTTTTAGTACGCTTTTATTTAAGTGGTTTGGTTCAATAAAATATATTAAATGTGATAGGGTTAGGGCTTGCCCTATTTTCAGCATAACAAAATTTATTATGGTTTTGTGAGGTCTATTCTACCACCGTAATTTTACCACCAAATAAATACTATGAAATACGAAAAAAACATACTAGAACTAAGAACCTCACTAGATATGGTTATCAAGTCATATCCTATCATTTTAAGAGGTTTATACAGGGAGTTGAACAGATTGAAAGAAGAAGTAAATAGGTTACAGAAACAAGCTTAAATGGGTTGTTCTATGGTTGTAGAAGAAAGAGGGGTGCAGGGGGTCTAATTTGCGTGCTGTGGCTATACTTTTGGTAGGTTTTGTCGCTATACTTTGGGTAGGTTTTATAGTTACCCTTTTATATCACCCTACAATCTATTTTTTTAAAATCTGCGTTTTAGTTTCATATTCTAAACTAGAGTTATTAACAATCGCATAAAATATTTTATGAAGTATAAAGTTTTTTATTTACTCTGGACAAATAAAATTGTGTTACCCAATATGTAAATCACGTTATAACAATGGCTTACAGTAAATAAATGAAAACCCCATTTTATTGTGAATAAGTTAGTTTTAGGAGATTGTGTATATGCAGTATCTTTGAAATGTAGATAAATAAAAAGGAATGCACGTCTAAATACATTCCTTTTATCTTCTTACTAAACGGGATAGCACCAATTTATATGCTTCTTAAAAGTAAGGTCTTTCATTAAGATACACTTTATAGGATTACCGTTTTTTTATTATAGGGAGTTAGTGTAACAACAGCTCCCTTTTTTCATTTACAAAAGTATGTTTAAATAATAAAAAATTTTATTAAAATTAACAAGATTTATCAACAAGGCAAATAAAAAAGGGCTACCATAATGATAGCCCAGATACTCCATTTAGTCGTCAAACAATTTAATAAATAATTACATCTATTAAGCAATGGAGCATTACAAATTTAAGTTTATTTATTTTCTTCTTTGGTTTCTGTTGGGTTAGATTTTATTAGGTCTATTTTCATTTTAGCAAGTTCCATTTTGGTTAATTCGTCCAAGGGTTTCTGTACTCTATAGTACCAATAATAAAAACCAGTTGACATCATTACAATTCCAGAAATTAACATTATATATAAAAGGTAATTAATTATTCCTTGTATTTTTTCTTTGGCATTATAATTTTCTTCTCTAATATTTTCAAGTTGTCTTTCCCATTGATTTGCTAGTGGGTCAGACTCTTTCAATTTATCTAATTGAATTTGAGCTTCTGATAAATTATGATTACTTCTCAGAGTAAATAAATCATTTAAGCTATCTTCTAATTTTTTATCAGCATTTTCAATAGTTTCATTTGCTTTTTCAAATACCAAATAAATAGATAATACAAATAATATTAAACCAAAAATTGCTAAGAATTTATAAAGGTTATCTGTTGGTAAAGATGGTAATGTTGGTAGTGCCATATTTATATTTATTATGGTTATTTTATTTCTTCCCCGGCGGATGTACATCCAGAAGGACTGTTATTGCATACTCTAGCTCTTTAGGTATTTTTCCATCATTTTTTAAAACATCTTTCTCCCAACCTAGTATATTATCATATCCTTTTGCTCTTGCTTTATTATCGGCTTCAATATCAACCAAAATTGTTTCGTTATATAATTCATCCACAATAAATCTTTCGTTTGGTAGTGGGAACATATTGTATTTTATTTCAATTGTAAAATAACCGTTTTCTTTATTAATAGATATATGGTTAATAATCTTTTTTACAATTTCTTTTTTCTTTTTGAAGGGTAAGTTTTTATAAAGGTTCTCCAAGGAGGAATTATCGATTTTTTCCTTTTGCTCTAATTTCTTTAGGTAGTTTAACTGTTCTTCAATATTTATAATTGAGTTATTTAGTTTTAGTTTTGCAGAATCAATAGATTTTAATTCTTCTTTCACTTCATCATCTGAAAGAATTTGGTCGAAAGCTAATCTCGCAGCGTTTTTTCTTTTACTATTTTGTTTTGAAACCTCGGCTTTGAGTTTTTCAAGCTCAATTTCAAGTTCCTTCTGTTTTGCACTATTATCAGTGTTATTGTTAAGCTTTTTTACTTTGTTAAGTAATTTGTTATTTGAAAAGAAATGTATCCATATAGCTTCTTCAATGTATTCAATTCTTATTCCGCTGTTTCCACATTTATGAGGTTTTGCTTCGCTTGCGCATCTATAATAAGCGTAGCCATAGTTAGCATTTCTTTTCCCTTGGAAACTCTTACCACATCTTGCACACTTAATTAACCCTTTATTTAGAAGATAGTTGTGTCTTGTTATTTTTCCACTGTATCTTCTATTCTTTTTCAAGTTTTTTTGCGCACGTTCCCATTTGTCTTTGGGAATAATAACTGGCACTTCGTAAATATTACCACTAAAATTTCTTTCTCCTTTATACCACGGATTTTTGATAATATCTAAGATTGTATTGGATGACCATTGTTTTGCGCCCCTCATTGTTGGAATACCTTCTAGGGTAAACATTCTTGCTATTACTTTACCACCTTTACCTTCTTCGCTTAATTGAAATATACGTCTTACAAGTTTAGCATCATCTTCATCTATAATTATGTGATTGGTTTCTGATTTTGTGTAACCTAATGGTGGTCTGGAATGTACTTTACCTTGTTCTGCATTGTAGCGTAATTTATCGGTAATCATTACATTCCTTTTCTTAACTTCCATCCTATTAAGCATAGACTGGATGCCACGCATAAAGAAAGTATCTTCATTGTTAAGGTCTATCTCAACACCATTCTCATAAAGTTTTGTGTTATGGTCTTGGACAATTTTTGCAAGTGTGAAGAAAGTTAGGGGTTCACGCTCTGCCCTATTTTGTGACCATATATGGACTTTAGTAATCTTTCCACTAACAATATCACCGAGCATTTTTTCAAACTGTGGTCTATTTGAAATGTCTCCGGTACCACTTAACCCTTCGTCAGAATATATAATGTAATCCCATCCTTTATCTTTAGCGAACGACTCACCAAGTGCAATTTGAAGTTCAATGGATTTTTGTTTATCAGTAGATTTTCTTGCGTAGATACCTAACAT